CAAGTGATCCAGAACCAGTTTCATTAGAAATAAGTGTAGCAAGTTCCGCTGAACTTGTTGATGCAAACTGTGATAAAGTATTGGTTGTAAGAGCAACATTTGTAATTGTACCTGTTGCACCGTTGACTGTTGATACACCTGTAACTGCACCTGTGAGTCCATTGAATGATATTACATAATCTGTTGGTATCGAACCAGTAGCACCAGTGTTACCTTGAGGACCTGTTGCACCTGTAGCACCATTTGTTCCATTAGCACCTGTTGCACCCGTGACACCGCCCGCAGAAGACGCAATAGTAATTACATTGCCTACTGGTGTTAATGTAATATTTGAGCCAGCAGTAAGAGTAATAGCACCCGAAAGTCCATTAAAAGTCTTAACGATATTTGTGAGGTTTGTTCCTGAACCTGAGAAACCAACAGTGGAAGAAATAAGACCTGTAAAGGATGCTGTTGTTCCTGCCAGATAAGAATCTGTTACTATTCCTTGACCACCATATTGCCTTAAGGTTCCATATGCACGAATATCAACAGTACCATTATCAATAATGAGTTTTACATGATCCCCGTTATCATAGAAATCTCCCATTGTAATAGTTGGGGAATCCATAATGATTTCAAGTCCAGCAGTGAATCCTATAATATTTACATTGCCTGTAAAGGTTACACCTGCAGCACTAATACCTGCATTGAAAGTATTAAGTGCCGTGAATACATTTGTTCCACCAACAGTGACACCAGTAACTGCACCAGAAAGTCCATTAAAAGTCTTAACGATATTTCTGAGGTTTGTTCCTGAACCTGAGAAACCAACAGTCGAAGACACAAGCCCAGTAAATGATGATGTTCCACCGTTTATAAATCCACCTGATATACCACCACTGCTAAAAATTAAACCATTATATACATCAATACCTGAACCCACTACCAAATTACCAACATGAGTGCTTCCGTTTAAGACTTCCAGTGCAATCTCGTCACCTTCTCCATTTATCTGAACTACTCCCGTAAGATACAGATTGTCTGTGTTTACTCGGAATTCTGATAAGGCACCTTCAGTCGATACCAAAACCATATCTTGCTTTTTAGGATTGGCACTTCCGTCTGCAAATATTTTAAAAGCACCTGATATACCGTCTTGAACACCGACACTGAAGGAACGGTTGCCGTACGCTGATCCCCAATTACTAAGTAAGATACCAAGATCAGCGCCGTTGACGAGGCCGTCATTGTTCAGATCTCCTTGTAGTGCATTTGAAATTACACTAATGTTAATCCAGTCGTATGTTCCTCCTTGAAAATAGTAATCCCAGTAGTAATAAGTTCCTTGATCCCGCACAAACACCAAGTCGCCAGCAGTCTGACCCACTATACCATCTAGTTCGGCTGAGACTCCAACAGACCGTAGTAGTGCAAATCCTGCACCAATTCCGTAGGTAATAGATGTCCCGGCAGAGGAAACATTCAGACCTGTACCTGCTGCCCATGTAATAGCACCCGTAAGTCCGTTAGCAGCAGATACACCTTGAACTGCTCCAGTAGCACCAGTATTACCCGTATTACCACGAGGTCCGGCAACAATAGAATCTGCCCCTGTATTTCCTGTATTTCCTCTGACATAACCTATCGGTAATAATGATCCTACTATCCCATCAGGATATAGAATACTCATATACAGATAACCATCAGTTACTGTTGCGCCAGTATACCCATATCCGGTTGCTCCAGTAGCACCACGAGGACCAGCAACAGTAGAGTCGGCTCCAGTAGCACCACGAGGACCAGCAACAGTAGAGTCGGCACCAGTATTACCAGTATTACCACGAGGACCAGCAACAGTAGAGTCGGCTCCAGTAGCACCACGAGGACCAGCAACAGTAGAGTCGGCTCCAGTATTACCAGTATTACCACGAGGACCAGCAACAGTAGAGTCGGCGCCAGTAGCACCAGTATTTCCTCGTATTCCCGGATCACCTTGAGAACCTACCAATATAGAAGGCCCTAATGGAGTACCGATCAACACCGTGGTCTTTTCGGTTGTTGCTATTATATTTGTTGTAGTTAAAAAAGGTGTTACTGTAAGACTTGAAGGAGTCGAAGTATTTACTATAATATTATTTACAGTATCACCAGAATTATGTGTAACTTCTGTCTGTGGTCGAAGATTATTTGGTATTAAATTAGTAACATTAGAACCAGAGGAATTGACTTCACTCTGATTCTTAAATGTTGTTACTATTATTAATATATTATCATTCGAGTTAGACATTTATTATTTAGTGATTTCTCTAGATACCTCAAATGCTCCCTCAATTAATCTATAAACTTCATTTGCATTAGTAGTTAATTCAAAATCGTAAAAATGCTTTCCAGCTGGAACATTTTTCATAGTAGTATTATCAATTCTGAACATAATTCCACCCGTATATCCAGCAGCACCACTCACTGATGTATTAAAACTAATTCCACCAACTCCAAATACACCATTAGTTCCTACTGTAAATTCTCCAGTAACACCGCCTCCAGTAACACCATTTTTTGTTAAAAATAAAACAACTTCAGGATCTTTTTCTGATCTACGAACTTGCATAGAACCAGAAAAATTAGTTAAATCTATACCAGTTCCACCTTTATATTTGTAATCTAGGTGTAGTTTAAAAGTTGAACCTTGTTCGGCGTAAATGTCGTATCTTGATGCTGGCATTTTATCTCCCGTTAAACATATTTATGTTTCTTTTTCTTCTTGAATATTTTCTTCTTTAAAGCAGGAGATGGGGTTGGTTCTTCTTTAGGCATTTTTACTAATCCCTGTTCAACTAATCGATCTAATGCTTTTTGATATTCTTCCATGTTCTTTTGAACACGGGGAAGTTCCTCTACTGGAACATTTCCTTCCTTTAGCATTTTTTCTGTTGCCAAATACCCAATTGTCGGGTGTCCTGCGTAGAAAGCAGTAGAAGAAACTTCATCCAGAACTCCAAACTTATAAACAATATCTGCAACGAATAGAATATCATTTTTTGGGAAAGGAATATCCATTGCTGCTTTTGCATACAGGTACGCCAAAACCGGCATATTAAACTTTTGACGATATATTTGGGCAATATGGAATAGTGGTTCTGCTCTTGTTGGACGATAATTATATGCATCCAAGAAGGTCTGTTGAACCTCAGGCCATGGTTTATTCTGAAGAGCCTTTGAGATTGCTACTCTATAGATTGAATAGTAGACCTCTTCTGGCCATCCACCCATTTCTGCTCTTTTGATATAAGCAGTTTCTGCTTTATCATATTGCTGTGAATCGAAATAACTTTGTGCTAGATAGAATTGATATCTGCCATTGTCTGGTTCATCAATAAGTGCTTTTTCTAAAACCTCGGCATCTCTGCTGTATTTTTCAATTGGAGTGATATCTTGATTTCTTGCGCCAAGTGTTCTTGCAACTACTCTATAATTGCCTTCTAATTTAGATAGTATTGGATTTTGTTTTTCACATGCAGCGTATTCGTGCAATATACCAACATATCTCCATTTAGCATCAAGACGGAATAACTGATTTCTCCACCAAGAGAATTCTGGACGACCCATTCTTAGGGCATAAGAATCAGCATCCATATTATCAGGAATTGGTAATGTTCCTTCTAAGTAATCATCAGCATCTATAACAAATGCATAGTCTGCTTTACCTTCGCATAATTGGAATGCTTCGGTTCTATTATGACCGAATCCCTTCCATTCGCGTTCGTGAAGTTCTCCGGGTATTCCCTTTTCTTCAAAGAACTTCTTGATTATATCTTGAGTTCCATCAGTAGAACCAGTATCGCATATTACCCAATAATCAAGAATATTGTAAATGGAATTTAAACATTCCAAAATAATATGTGACTCATTCTTAACGATCATGCATAGTGTAAGTTTTGGTTTCATTTTATTGTCTCAATCATTTTTTTGTAAAAATAGCATTACAACTATTATGAAAATGCAATTTAAATTCTATCTTGTTAAAAAAGGATACTAAGTTTTCAACTTGGTTATCGTGTTCTATACATACAACCTTAGTATTTAATCTATTATAATCTACTAGAGTAGAAATATAAGCAGATTGTCCTTCAACATCTATATTTATGAAATCTACAGTAGTGGGTAGTAATGGATACAAAGATTCAAAAGTAATCATCGATGCATATATTTTTTTAAATTTCGAACCGGAACCAATTCTCCATTTTTCGGTCCATTGAAAATCTGTACTAGAAATACCATCACCATTGCTATCAAAGAAAGGTATAACAGTGTGTTTATCTCCAACTAAAGAATTAATAATAGTAATATTATCGTTATCAATATATTCACCAATAAATCTATTTAAAGCAGAAGGAGATCCATCAACATAGCACCCTCCCCATTTTCTTTCTACTAAAAATCTTGTATTTGAAAATATAGTAGGAGAATATGCACCAACTTCAAGAAAATATCCAGAATCTCCTAAAAGGTTCTGAAGTATTATATCTTCACCATATTGACTATAGGATTTAAAATCACTCACGCTTGAAACCTGTCTCTCATATCCAACTCAGCAGTGCTCATTATATATTGAGATTCGATCTGAGACTTTATCCAAGAATAGGTCTTGATTATTCCATCTCTCAATGATTGAGTGGGTTCCCAACCAACATTTTCACGATATAATTTATTATTAGAATTTCTTCCACGAACCCCTACTGGTCCTGGTATGTTATTTATACTAAGATTCTTATGGGAAATATCAATGACCATTTGTGCCAAATCGTTAATTTTAATCATCTCCTCAGAACCAATGTTTACAGGACCAATGAAATCAGATTCCATCAATCGACAGGTTGCTTCAACACACTCATCGATGTATAAGAAAGAACGGGTTTGTTGACCATCTCCCCATACATCAATATGAGTATTATTTGATGCTTCTGCTACCTTTCTGCATAGAGCAGCAGGTGCTTTTTCCTTACCATTACACCACGTTCCCTCTGGTCCAAAAATATTGTGGTAACGAGCAACACGAACATTTAGTCCATGATTTCTTGCAAATGCAAGGAACAAACGCTCGCTGAACAGTTTCTCCCAACCGTATTCGCTATCAGGTGCGGCAGGATATGCCGAATCTTCTGAGCATTTCGGATTGTCCGGGTCTTCTTGATTGTATGCGGGATACATGCACGCCGAAGATGAATAGAAAACCTTACCGACCTTGCTAGTCAAACAACGCTCAACTACATTAAGATTAATTAATGCAGAATTATGCATGATATTTGCATCATTCTCCCCAGTAAAAATATATCCCGCGCCGCCCATATCAGCAGCGAGTTGATATACTTCATCAAATTTAGTATTAAATGCGTTATCACATACTAATTGATTACGCAAGTCACCAACAATAAAATCGTCAGCAGGAGAGGGAGCAAATTCAGGTCGCTTTAAATCAACAACACGAACCCAATGTCCTTCTTTTTTAAATTTCTTCACAAGATGTGAACCGATAAAACCACCGCCACCAAGTACTAGTATTTTTTTCATAATTTAATCCTTTTGCATTACAAAACAGCCAACTCCAAATGCTCTATCTGTAAAGATAATATCTTTCATAGAATCGGGTTCAGTTAAAATCCAATTATTATCAACTAATTTATAAGTATATTCTTCAACAATTTTAGAACCTTCTATTAAATTTAATATACCTTCATAATCATAATTTTGATGGTATTTTTGCCAAACATGTTTTCCAAATGGAACAGTTAATAGTACATATCCATTTTTATTTAATACGGATAATGCTTTTTTATAACCAACTTTATCATAATTGGGTCTAAAAATTAAATCACTTTCCGTACATTGTGGAAAATGTTCCAAAGACGAAAGAAAAATAGCTATATCAAATTTTTGTTCTTTGAAATTATATGTTACAAAATCTCCCTGATATGTACAAAGACGAAAATCATTTACTCTATAATCAACTTTATTTTGTTGTAAAAATTCATAAAAATTAGATAAAACTGATTGATTAGTTGGTATACCACCAATATCTAAAATAATATTACCAGATTTATAATATTTTTTTATAAATTCATAAACAAATATAGATTCTACTGTTCTTTCGCTATTAAAAATATTTTCAATTACTTCATTCATATTAATTATCATCATAGTTTAGATTCAATCTAATAATACTATTAATCACCTTTTATTAATCTATAACTGTCGTTGTCAAAATGCTCAGTAGAAAATTCAAATAATTCTGTATTCTCAAGTGCAATCATTCTATGTCTCAATCCGCGATATATGTGAAAACTGTCTCCAATATTTAGTATAATTTCAGAAGCAGTTTCTAAGTCATCGCCATCCGAATATTTTAAAATTATACTTCCACTTTGAACATAAAAAGTTTCATCTTTTAAAATATGATAATGCCAAGATACTTTTTTATCCTTTTCGATATAAAGAAGTTTTCCACAATATTCAGGTTTATTAACAATCCACTTTTCATATCCCCAACCCTTGGGATGTATTTCATTTAAAGAAGTCATTAGCATTCATTCCTTTGTCATCGATATAGAAATCACCGGATGGTTTTCCTAAAATTAATTCATGGAATTTTACACCCCATCTATTGATTTGGTCAAGTGTAAAATTATAAAATTGTTCATATGCTTTTGTATGATTTCCTCTATTTCTGTTCATACCTCTAGCAGTAAATAAAACTATAGTATGACCTGCATCGTGTAATTCATTTATCCTTTGAATTCTATCCGTATAGGGTTTTGCAAAAGTATAATTACCGTTTTCCATAGTACAAATTGTTCCGTCAATATCAATCACATACTTCAAGAATGTCTCCTTTTGCTAATGTGTATATACCAAGATGTTCGGTTGACCTTGAAGCTAAAATTACTGACTTTTTAATAGATTCTTCCATATTATTTGTCATATAATAAAGCACAGAAAGTACAGAAAGAAAAACATCACCCGCACCAGTAACATCAAACATTTCGACATTTGGTGCCGGAAAGTTTATATTGTTCCACGATGCACCATTTTTACCTTTGGTGACAATTAAATTGATATTTTTAGGAACTTCTTTTAGTAAAGAAAATTCATTATCATTACATTTTAATATGCAATTTTTGAAATTTGAAAAACAATTTATTGATGTCTTTTTTGTGTCAACAAAGACAGGACATGTTATTTGCTTTGATATCTTTTTAACAAATTTTTCTGTTAATAGTCCCCGATTATAATCAGATATTACAACAAAATCATAATTATCATTTATCAGAGAGATCAAAGGATCGATGGTATTTGTTATATCTTCACGAAGCAGTTGTTGCTTTGATTTAAGATCTACAAATCTTCGCTTGATTAGTAAAGCAGAAACATTAGTTAAAAATTCAACTTTACAACCAAAAGATTCTAAATTATTTTTTACATTATTAGCCATTCCAAATTTAGTTTCACATGACTGTAAATCAAAAACCGGAACAGGTGCTTCTGGACTTATTCTATTGACATGTCCGAAATGATATTCATCTCTACAAGTTTCCCCCAATAACAATACTTTCAATGGTTTTTGAAGTAGAGTATTCAGGGATTCTTTCGAAAAATTTGACTTCTTTTGCATATTCACTACCAATCACGGGTTTCCCTATCCAATCCGAACCGACAATCATTATATCTGGTTCAAATTTTTTTACAAGGGATTTTAATTGATTATCATTATCAAAAACATAAACTGCATCAACATATCGAATTGCAAGTAACATTTCCTTACGGACTTCACTAGTATTTATGGGTCGCAAATCACCCTTCTTCTCTTTGACTCGTTCGTCTGAATCAATACCAACAACTACTTTGTCACCCAGTGATTTTGCATATTTCAACATTTCTATATGACCGGGATGTAGTATATCAAAACAACCATTAGTAAATACTATTTTCATATTAATTTATTGGTGTAAAAATTAAATATCCTTGATGATTATTTAATTTTTGAATATTATGTGTATCTTTAAATGCATCATATAAAAATGAAGAATTTATACTCACTAATTGTGAACGAGTAGTATTGAAATTGCATATCTTTGCATGATTATCAAAAGTTCCCCATTCATAATTTCCATCTTCGTATAACCATAAATCATCTACTATAATTACATCTTTGTATAAATTTTTTCTTTTAACTATTTCTTGGATTTCATGATACAAAGGAACTCTAATATCTTCATTTTTTTCATTATCATACGAAACTTTATGTATATCTGCACCAGGAAAATGAGCATCTAACCAAAATAAAGCTGATTTTTTTATATTTGGTAAAATTTTAGAAAGAATTTGTGTAGAATTTCCATTATAAATTTTTACTTTATCATTATTGATAAATCTATTATATGCTTTTTGATATAGGTCTTTATCTATTTCAATTGAATATAATTCATTAAAAACAGGTAATAGCCATTCTATCGTATCTCCATGTAAAGTTCCAGTTTCAATAAAAACTTCTAAATTAAATTTATTTTTGATTTCTTGTATATTAAATATTTTTAGATCACCCATTTATTGAATCTCCATATATTTCCAATTTTTTTTATAAATATTGCTAATATAACTATAATCCTTATATTGTTTATTATTATTAATCATTCTAGGATATAGATATAAATCTCCCACTGTTTTTAAACACTCAACCAAATAGCAAAAGGAAGTATCTATTGTATGAATTTCTTTTGCATTTTCTAATATCCAACAAAAATCAAAAATTTCAAACATATCTAAATATTCTACTTTATTTTCAATAATTTTATATGAAGTATTAATATTAAAATTTACATTAATAGTATTTGGAGGAGAAACAAATAATTTGTTAATAAATATAAATTCTTCATTTTCTTTTAAATTTAAAAAAGTTTTTAGTTTATTTTCTCTTTCATAATTTCTTGTTATAGAAACATAATTTTGCCAATTTTCATGATCTATATCAAAAAACTCATATTTAGATTCCATTATACGATTACAGTTATTCATATAATGACAAATAGTATTCAAAGGAATATAAGAATAATTTTTGGTTGTATAATCCTTATTAATTTTAAATAAGTTTTGTTCTTCCTCGTTTAATGAAGAAAAAGAAATAAAAGATATATTTGGTATTTGAATATACTTACTAATATATTCAAAATTAGATATTACAGGCCAAATAACACTATATCCGTTATTAGACAAATAATGTGCAATTTTTTGTAAATATAAGATATCACCTAGACCCGCAGGTTGTCTGATATAAATTTTTTTAAGAGTCAATCCATACTCCATTTAAATAATCTTTTGCAATCAACTTATATTCCAAAGGCAATAATTTACTTATATCATCTACTGATATTGGTATAATTTCGCATATTATCATTTTTGGTCTGTGTTTAGCAAAATCAATACCAGCAATAGCGTGTAATTCATGACCTTCTACATCTATTGACATAATATCTATGTCTCTAGGACAGTTTACTTCTTCCAATATATCTGATGTTTTTTTGCATTTTATAAATCTATTTTTATAATCATATGGAATATTATTTAAATTATTTCCTTGTTCATTTACAATGCTTATAGTTTCACAATCAATTATTTTAGCAATATGATTTGAATTTGAAGCAGCATATGGACATAACTTGATTTTATCGAATTGTTCTTTTGGTAGTATTGTTTGTAAAAGAGGAGATAATTCATTTGTTAAAAATTCAGTTATAGGTTCTACATATATACCAGACCATCCATTTTCTAATAATTCTATAGTATTTGACCAACCACGAACATGTTTTGCTTTAAATTCTTCTTCTGTCAATAGACGAGGAGATTCATTCATCGAAACCCAATCTATAGTTTTACCAACACCTAATTCTACTAAAAATCCATCATGTTTCTCTTTAAAATAATGGTTATATACATCATATAACCATAAACTATAATCAATATACGGTTGATTTCTTATAGGTGATTTTTTAAATACTAAACTCATACAATTTTCCTTTAATTGATCTTAAACATCCAGTAATTTAATAAATCACTCATAGTTTTATCAATACTAATAGTTGGTTTCCAATTAGTCAATTCCAATAGATTAGAAGAATCACCATGTTGATAATGAATATCAATAGGACGATATAGTTTTGGACAAACTTGTTGTTCTACACTATTAAGTTTACTGATTTCTAGAAGTTTATCTGTAAAAAATTTCATTTTGTGTGGAGTATCACCACATACATTAAATATCTGTCCATTTATTACACCAGACTCTAATTCTTTTATCATAGCCAGATAGTAAGCATTTACTGTATCCCTTACATCCAAAACAACTCTAACGCTCTCTAGATTACCAACCTTCAATACTGGTTCTTGCATATCTTTCATAATTCTTGCAATTTGAAATGCATCAGAGGAAATTGAAAAATTCTTTCCTCTTCGTGGACCAGTATGGGAGAAAGCTCGAGTTATAAATCCTCTCAACTTTTTGTTTTGAATTCTTTCTTGAACATATAAGTCTATAGCAGCCTTAGATGCTCCATATGGATTTGCTGGTAAAATTTTGTCATTATTGTTTATTTTTCTACCGTCAATACCAATATTTCCATATACTTCTGAAGTAGAACAGAACATAAAAACACATTCTGGTTGGTGATCACTTATTGCTTGAATAAGATTAGCACTACCCATGATATTATCTTCAAATGTTCCAATTGGATCTATAAAACTAGATGGTGGATGAGATTGTGCTGCTAAATGAAAAATACCATCAAAATTATTTTCCTTTATAATTTTTTCAATCATTCTATGATTGTTTAAATCTGCATATAAAAATGTAATATTACTATAAACTTCGTCAGAAACTACATCTCTAATGTCATTTTCCATTCCGTTTGTATTTCTAATCAAACCATATACTTCATGTCCCATCTTGTGTAGTAAATTTGCAAGATGCGGACCTGCAAAACCTGTGATACCTGTAATTAAAAATTTCATAATTTATCCTTTTTAATCCAAAAACTATTACCAGTTCCATTATTCAACTCATTATCTAAACCCAAAGAATGTAATTCAAATTTATCACATAAGTATTTTTTTAAATCATCAGAAAAACATTGACCATCATAAACTTGATTTATTTTATTTTCGGACATTTGAATTTCTGCGAAAATACAAGAAACATTCGATAAATCTGTACCCATAAGAACTTCAAGTTCTGCTCCTTGTACATCAATAGATAATAAATCAATATTTTCTTTTATGATGTTTGACAATTTATTTGTTTTTACTTTTATTTTTTGCGTACTATTAAAAGAATAACCACTATTATTATTTTTAATTACGGGATATATCGAATCAGATCCCTGCGAAGATGTTCTATAAAAATCAATTTCACCTACTTGGTCTGTTATAGCAAAATTAAATAATTTGCATCGTGGATTTATTCCATATTGTTGTAGAATTACATTAAAATATTCTACTACAGGTTCAAAAATGTAAATCATTGAATTTTTATATGAATCCAAATATTTTTGAGCCTCCCAACAAGTAAATCCGCCAACTATTACAATAGTCTTTATTTCTTCTTTTGTTTTGTTGATATACTTATGAAAATTTTCCTCAACATCACGAGAAATTACATCATATGCATGTTTGTCATTATATACTATTGTCATATTAAACCTGTTGAGTTAATGTTTCTTTTTGTGACCAAAGATAGTGATACATAATCTCTTCAAAATTGTATTCGCTTCTAATCAATCCAGATGCTAATAATTTATCGCAATAGTCAGAATCCTCGCCAAAGTTCTTTTCTGGATAACCGATTTGTTTTGCAATATGCGTTTTAACTGGATTTAGGTGATTCAATGGTCTATATTGCCTACCATTATTCTTAAAATGTCCGTTGTTTTTATTTGCATGGTTGAACAACATTGCTGCATTATTATCAACATAATACATTCCCCAGAATCCAATACCATCGTACATTCCTGTATTTAATTTTCTTACTATTTTAGGAATATAAGTTAAAGACACCACATCATCGTCGTCAATAAAAGAAACATATTCACCTTTTGCTCTGTTTATACATTCGTTTCTTTTTTGACCTACTGTTTTTGTTCTATTATCTTTATTTACTATTATTTCTATTCTGTGCTTGTAACTAACAGGAATATTAGAATTTAAAATTTCTATAAGACGATTCAATTTATCTTCTCTACTGTCCACAGTTAATATACAAATAGACCAAAGAATATCTTCTTTCTCTATATGAAATTTGTGTTCCGTTTTTACGATATTTTCTATTCTGCTAAAGAATGATTTTCCAAACTCTTGCGCCAATTTGTAATTCTTTTCAATGTATGGTTTCATTGATTCATAAGTAGTTTCATCAATTTTATTGATTTTTTCTATAAAATCATCAAAATTTTCAACAACAATCATTCCACGAATATCAAAAAACTCATCGATATCGGGGGCGCCCCAATAAATAGGAACAGTTTTTGTTAATAAACAATCAATTATCTTTTCTGTAAAATAAGAAGTTTCTTTTGAATTTTCAACAGCAATAGAAAATTGATGATCAAAAAGATTTATTTTATCATCATCTTTTATAAAACCATCATGTAGTGTTGGTGGATCAGAAAATAAAGTCTTTGTTCTTCCATTTAAATCCAAATAATACATTGTAGTTGGATGTCTATTACTAGAATAAAATTTATTTGGAATCTTTACTTTATCTCTATTATTCCAAATTTTCTTTCTTAATTCATAACCCTCTTTCATTTGTAAACAAGTTGTTAAAAAGGTCACCCCAAATTTTTTATCTTTAATTTTATCTAAAATAGATTTGTCAAAAGAACCCAAAGAATTTAAATCTGAATTTGGTTTTTTATTCAACCAAGTTCCGCCATATGGAAAGAATATAGCATTATCTGTATTTTCTATAATATCAGGATGTGATGCTAAAATTAAATCATATTGATGTGCATTATCAACAATAACATCATTTAATTCTCTGGAGGATGATGTTGATGGCTCATTAGAACAAACAAATACCCTATATGCATCTTTATTTTCAAAGGTAATTGTTTCTTGTTGTCTATTTTCATTTCTTTCTGGAATGCGTATTGGTGTTCTATTTTCTGGTTTCCAATTTAATCCAAATCGAGTAATATGAATTTCACATGGAAAATCTAAATTAATTTCGTCACAAAAATAATCACCATTTTGTACAATTGCTTTCATAATTTATATCCTATTTAAATTTAATCTTATTTCACTCTCACTCATACCAACATTAGCAAATTCTTTAAGATTTTCTTCTTTTGACTTATGATCTGCTATACCCATAGTTATATAAGGTTCTATTCCCTCTGGACATTTGCCAGGCCAAACACAATAATTTATCGGCAAACACCCAATTTTTAATTGATTTGCAACAAATGGTAAAACTTTAAATAATAATATTTCATGATCAAAAAGTTTTTCATTACGAGTAATTGCTTCTTCACATTTTTTAATCCATAATTTTAAAAAATCAATTACTTTTTGATTATAATTACAAAAAATAGGAGATGCTTTTGGATTTAAAACTTGTATTTGGGAAGGATCAGTTACAAAATAAGCAAAACCTAAATCTGCTTCGTGTTCTAATATTTTATCAAAACCAGTAAGATCTCTATGAATTCGACTATCGATATCAATCCAGACTATTGGTTTTTTCTTTTCTTCTAGCATACTTAGAATGTATTTGGGTTTACGAAGACAATTTAATCTATAATCATTTTCAGATCTTACTTTTCTAAAATCATGTGAAAGATTTAATCTAAAGCATTCTTCTTTTATTCTAAATGCATGATCGCTATAGTATGTACAATCACCAACATCACAATAAAAGGAAATTAATTCTGTTTTCATAATAGTTTAAAAAGAATATCATCAGCCAATTCCATATTCTTTACCCTTTCTAGATTATCAATTATTGCTGGAAGTTTACTCTTATAAAGTTCAGTTGTCAAGGAAGAAAAATCAAAATCTTTAGTAAGTTCGATTATTCCTTCCTTATTGAAATAATTACCAATATCAGGAGCGCCCCAGTAAACGGGAATAGTTCCTGTGGCAAAACAATCTGTTATCTTTTCAGTGAAATATGTTCCATAACTATCATTTTCTATAGTCACTGAAAACATATAATCGTTCATTGCTTCAGATTTGTCAGGCCAGACTCCTGCACCAAATCGTTTGGAACCGTTTGCACCGCCGTAGACATCAATTTTATCGGAATGCTTTGATGCAATGGCATGTCGAAGTTTATGTCCAAATGTTATTATCTTAGGAGAAGCAATCATAGATGTCATTTTACTCTTTGCATGAATTTTGTGTTCCTTTATCCAAGGAGCATTACTTCCTGCAAATGCAAATTTTATATTGGGTGAGTATTTACACCATCTACGGTCAGATACAAAAATAGTATCGTATGAGTTTATCAACTGCTCGATATTCTTCTCCCAAATATCTTCAGGAAACATCCATGCATGAAAAATAGCACGGGATTCACATACCCATGCTATCTTCTTCTCGTTTGGTTTTTTATTATAAGCAACTCCAGACGCAATTGCTTTGTCTATAAAGACTTTAATATCACAATTGTCTGTAGTCCATTCAAATGTTTTTGGTTTTAGATTTGAACAGGAAGAATATTCAATCGGAAACGGAGCACCAATAGCTTGTATTTTTTTCATAATATAAAAATCCTCAAATTCACTTTCCTATATGGTATTTAGGTACAAGTTCCCAGTCGTTTTTGTCTTTGAATGCTAAAATTTTAAGTCTAGCTAAACTCAATTTATCCTTGTACTTTTCAGGATCGATTGGTTGTATCAATTCCCAATCAGTCAATAATTGAACTATAGTATTTCTTCTTTGTATGTCTTCAAGAGATATATCACTCTCAAGACTATCCATAATGAACATTTCTTTAAAATGCATTATGGCATATCTACCTCGTTTATGTAAAATATGACAAGATTGGTATAGTTTCTTTTCTTTTTTGGAAGAAACTCCTAACCTTGTCAATGTCTCTTTAACTTTTAAAAAGTCTTCTTTATTTTTTAAATTGACTTCTACGCCCAAACTCAAAAAAATATCATCAGTCATAATTATTACCTCATTCTGTGATAATATTTATGATTTTCCCTTTTTTGCGCCGCCTTTATTCAGGGATTGTTTAATATAATCAATTTGTTCAGGGGGTAACAACACAAGAACATCTTTAGCCTTTTGAGTAGAATATCCATAATATTCTTTAATACAGTCAATTGTGCTATCTTCTTCAAGTTTGTGCCATTTACTAAAACGGTTCTTTTTTGCGACTTTAATACGCAAATAATCATATTGTAATCTCTTGTCCAAATAAGGCATTTGGTTCATTTGATTAACATAAAAAATAGTATCAATGAAATAAGATAAACATCTATTGGTAATATACGGAAGATATTCCTTTTCACATTGAATATCCTCCATAAGATTTTTCTTATTTTGGTTGATAGAATTTAGAAAATCTTTTAGTTCCATTATTTAAACTCACAACGCATCATCAATTCAACCAAACACGCTACAGTATTGATCTCTTGATCTGCAACAAATCCTGACTTATATTGGTACTCTGCAAGCACTAGAACCGCTTCAGGGACGCTAGAAGGGACTAGAGTGTCGTATAGACAATCGTAGATCTTCCTAAACAATTCAGTCTGTGAGTTGTCTAAGTTATTAACTACCCATTTTCGGACACCGGAGAAGTCCTTAATCTTCATTGAAGATACAAGGGTCTTTATTTCTATGTCTTTGAGATTTGCTAGAATTCCGGCATCAATAATACCCGATGCCGAATATCTCTGCAATTCATTGATAATACGCCTAAAGTCAGGAAAATGTTTGATGATTAATTGAGATAATGACTTTTTGTCGTATTTGACCTTCTCATTATCCAGAATATATTCGCAACGACTAAGTAGTAGCTTTGCTATCTCCGGTTTGTCGATTGACCCAATTGTGAAATCAATACAAGTGCATCGAGAATGAATTGGTTGGATAATTCGATTCTTATAGTTACAGGTAATAATAAAACGGCAATTGTTAGAAAACTCTTCAATTGCTCCTCGTAGTGCAGGTTGAATGCTTTGGGCATTACTATAATCAAACTCGTCTAGAATTACTGCCTTTTTAGATTCAGAGAGGGATACCGTGCTTGCAAACTGTCGAATATCGGTTCTCAATGTATCAATATTGCCATTCTCGGAGCAGTTAATAATGATATGATCTACACCAATATCATTACATAATGCCCGTGCTACGGTCGTCTTTCCTGTACCAGCCGAACCTGCTAAAAGAAGATTTTGTGGTTCTCCTTTAGCAACCATGTCCTCGAAAGATTTCTTCAAGGACACGGGCAAAATACAATCTTGTATTGTCTGTGGGCGGTATTTCTCCACCCACAGAAATTCATTTTGCTTATGTTGCATATTAATTGAACTTAGAATTAGTCTCCATCGCAAACCAATACTTGAGATCTAGTGTCTCATTTGTAAACTGACCAACAACATTCTTAGAAAATTCAATAGTGTAATCACCGGGAAGAATCTTAATGTTTTCCATCTTGAAATTCAAACTGAATTCAGAATTGGATTTATTTGCACCAACATCAACCTTGTAGTTGTTGGTGGTCGGATCCTGCAAATCTGATACTACTGCCATGATTCGGTCATTCTCATTAACAAACGATAAATCAGGCAATTGAAGTACAGAAGACGCTTTCTGTAGTTCTGCAAAGGTCTTTTCGGTAATATCGACCGAAAGAGAAATGCTTGGCATATTTACATTCTTAGTCGGAGTTGTTAGCAGTCTTGGTTCTGAATAAAAATAAGTAACACGAGAACCATTGCCGCCATGTATAACAACCGACTTTTCTCCAAACTCAAACTTTGGCGCCGAAAACAAACTAATAACGCCAAGAAACTTACTAAGATCCCAAATACCAAATTCAACATCAAATGTCTCCTCTATAGTTACTTCCGCCATACCATTTTTGGAAGGCGTAATAGTTCGAAGAACATTACCGGGTTTTACCAATATGTTAGAATTGAGCGTAGAAAAATTCTTCAAAACAGATAGCGTAGTCTTACTTAATGTAATTTCATTTTTTGTCATAGTAGTCATATTATTCACTCCGTTGGTTGTCATTATCAATATCTAAATCATTATAGTTGTTTGTGTTGAGATTGTCAACTATATTTCTCAAATCGTTTTTCATTTGATTCTTTTTTGACTTTTTTTGTCTTTGAAGAAATCCACGATCTCGCCTAGGGTTACTATTCCTGTTATCTTTTTCATTAAAATCTCGTTTCACATCAAAATTCCTCTATAATTTCTATTAGGTTCTTTAATCTATTATTAATCATATAGGGAAGAACCTTCGACCTATCCGTTACTAACAAATCTTTGTTAAATTCACTAAGAATATTATTTTCTAATTGTTCAGGAATCATATCAAAATCAATAAGAGTTTTATTCCTATCCCAGTTTTTATAATGAGGAGAAGTAGAAATAGTATTAATATTTTCCTTGATTTCAGTAATAACTTTTTGTGTTAATCTGTTTTGTCGCTTATCTTCAACAACAAAAACATCATCATCTGAGAGAACATTTGGCACACCATCACTAGAATCACCACGCAAAATATGTTCCATCAAAAAGTCATACGGATTGTCACAAACCAAAAGTTGTTTCTTAAATGTGCTATACTGAAACACATTAGGATATCTTTGTAATTGTTGAAAATCTTTATCATTAGAGATAATAAGAATTTTCTCTTGATCGTGATATTTTCTTGCAAGAACAGCAATGATATCATCTGCTTCTGCCGATTCTATTTTTATGTTTTTATAGGGAAACACATCACGAATCTCATCGCGGATTTTATTTAAAACTTGATAAATTTCATCCCAGTCAAATTCGGACTTTTGATGAGCCTTCGCCCTATTTGCCTTATAGTTTGAAAAATATTGCTTCCTCCAACAATTAGAAGAATCATGGCAAATTACCAACTCGCCATATTGGTCTTTAAAATGCTTTCTAAGAAGTCGATAAGAATTCAAAACCATATGGCGAAGTAAATCTTCACTAATGGTTGAATTATCTTTTACGCTATGAAAAAGATTTGCTAGAATTATTTGATTATTATCTAAAAGGATCATATTACAAGTATACCAACGTAAAAAATAAAGTCAATTAAAATTCTACCCAAAGTAGACCATTGGTATCCCGTATTAATGTATAAGTTCTGCCTGTATCTGGATTAAGCCAGCGATCTCCGACAGTTTTAGTAATAGGTTCATCAGTTTGATTAAAAAATCTATTAGGATTAATATCACCAACTCGTTCCCATCCGCTATCTTTTGATAAAGGATTTACTCCTATAATAATCTTTGTTGCGGCATAATAATTGCCATCAAAATCAACAGTATTACCAATAGTATACTTGATGATTTTGCCATTAGGATCATATTTTTTATAAACTCCTAAGAATTTTAAATTATCTGTTTTGTTCATTTTAGTGTTCTGAGCAAAAGAGTATGTGTATTAATTCTACCAGTAGGACTAGAATCTTTAGTCTTCTGTGTCTTCCAGTAATTATTTATACTACGAATCCCCTCAGTTTTTGCCTTAGTCATAAATTCAATTGGATTTTTTATCTTCTTTTCAACCGATTCAGAAGAAAATCCAACAAGAGTTGATCCTTTAACGCTAATGCCAGCACCAGTTTCATCTGATTTGAAAATACAAGCCTTACCGGTTTTCACATTAAAAGTGATAAGAGTAGAACAACTAACAATAGATTCTGGCAATATAGATTCAATTCCACTTGAAGTATCTTTGATTAGATACTTGAGTTTTTTGATTACTTGCTCAGGCTTCTTTTTTCTCTTCTTTCTTGGTTTTCTATTACTTTTTGCTATTATAATTCTAACTGCCAAATTATCACATATAGACTTATAGAAGTCATGCATCTTCTGTGCTTGTTTCTTACTTAAAAACGAATATGCTTCTTTTAGTTGGGCATCTTTACCCTCAACGACCAAGGTAAATTCATCCAAACCACGCTTAAAGCATTCAATTAAAAATTCACAATGCATTGCACTTGGGGTAATTTCAGTTAACCAAGATTCAATATCAAATGTCTTGTAATTTGACATTTTACCACGAATATAATACTCATATTCATCGATCTTTTGTTCTAAAAATGCACCAAGTTCATATGATTGTTGACGTACTCGTTCTCTTACTGGAACGCCTGGTGTATTTGTATCCTGAATATTTTTACCAATTTTAATAAGGGTAGTAATTCCTACATCAATATTATTTTTTACTTTTATAGGAAGAATACAATGACACAAAGCAGCTTCACATCTACTACCAATGCTTCGAAAAGTAAAATTGTCAGTTGGAACTTTAGAAACATATTCCAATCCTTCAATTTTAAATTTTTTCATGTATTCTAGTACACTATTTTTATAGTCTTTATCTGTGAACTTAGTATTATACCAATTCACTGCCAAAGCAATAGACCAATATACACGTTCTTCGTCTTTAAAATCTTCAGGTTTCCAGTGCTTCCAATTTGGTTGCTTACCGTAGAATATGTCTTCTGTTTGCGATTTCATGACTTATAGTATACAAAAACTGGTTCATATTTCAAATAATTTCCGTTCACTTTACAAAAGTTTTTACATTTTGGTTTGCCATCTTCATCTAAACGATTCTGCCCAGGCATACCTTCCATTGCCATTTTTAATGTTTGAATATATTTCATTCCAAGACTCTCTAATATATCTCTTGAGTCCTTTTCTAATGGCAAATAGTTACCTGAGATTTTAATATCGGCAATATTCCATAAAAGATATCTATTATTTTTTAAATATTCAACACAAGTTTCTAGTGTTGGGCGAAGAAATCCATCTCGCCAAGAATCATAATTATCAAACTTTTTATAAGATTGATTTTCATTTTCAGAATACGCTTCTCTATTAAAATACGGAGGAGAAGTAAAAATTAAATCAATAGTTCCTTTATATTTCTGAAACTCAACATCATCTTTTATTGTTTCCGAACCATGTTTAAAAATTTCGTAAGTATTCGTGGTTGAGAAAAATGCGTTTCCTCTATAAGTTCTATTGTTATAGAAATTAGCAAGATCAGCGTACATACCCCCAACCCCAAGACTAGTAGGGAAATTATCCAAGTTAGGATCAGTCCCGACGTAGTGAATATTTCTAGTATCATTAACAGACATTGCGCCAAGCAGACGGCCGCCCCAACCAGAAGAAGGGTCATAAATATTAATTTGATTTTGTCTATAAAAGGGTTCTGTAAATTTTTCATAAAGATATCTTGCCGTTAACGGCGGAAAATTAACTGCGGGTTGAATATAACCTATTCTAAAACTAGGAAAACATTTAGGAAATACTTTATATCCCCTTTGATATACTCTAATTCTAAAAATCTTGTCATCGGGAATATTCTCTGTATCGAAAGTCGAATAGTGCCGATATGATAATTTGGATTTCCAATTTAGAAATTGCTGTTTAGTCAGTGAAAGTATTTTTGATTGTTCTATTTGATAATAACCCGTATTCATGCCATCTTCATCATCATGTTGATCTAAAATAAAATCATGATCTCTGAAAATTGAGGGATTATTAAAATATGCTTCTAACCATTCCTCACCACTACCAACAGAAATAATAGCATATTTGCTATCGTTCTTTATTGCAGAACAAGCAAAAGTATAAAGAGAATCGCGGCGAATATGCCGACGAGCACCCTTTATCATTTTTGTTAAATACTTATCGTTTGCAAATAAATCGTAAATAGAATAACCAGTATCGTTTTCGCTGTAGTTTATTCTAGTCTTGTACATATTAGAAAACCATTGATCTGCTTCTGCACCTAAACGAGATTTATTAATAATCACATCTTTCTCGCCTGTTAATTCATCTACAAATTCAAAAGTATGTACAGGATATCCGGTGAGTTTATTAAACTCCTCTATGATATCAACTTCATTTTTGCCTGTTCTTGGTGGGCAATTATTAGTATCCCATGACTCAAGAACTACTTTACGCATATCCTTTACCCATTCTTCGAATTCAGAATCGTTCATAGAAACAATGTCTTCAAAGAAAACATTAATTTTATGATTTAAAAGATAGTCGTTTCTTTCGTAAAAATGCTTCATGCGCCAACATTCCAAAATAGAGCATTAGGGGATGCGTGTTCTTTCATAAATTTCCATGCTTTTGCATCATACGTTGGTACAGAGGGAAAGGGAGGAGCATCAGCAGGATCGACTGCATTGAAGAAAGGAATGTCACATTTGTACATTTTTGCTCTACCCAATTCCCTCTGTCCCATTTTATGACCCACAGAAACACAATTAAATTCTGCTTCTGGCCATGCTAATTGCAACCCTCTAGTAAGAGTACCACTAGATCCGACCGTCCATACCTCTTTTGGTTGAATTGGTAGAGTCTTTGCTAATTTGCAAATTTCAGATATTACTTCAGGACAATCAAATCCAATAGGGAATAGTTTTCTATTGTCTGTGTCAGAAGCAACATAGTCTCTTGATCTTTTTTGAGTTACACTAAGCATACCATTGTCTACTCCGTGTATTATAGCACCATAATTCATTGATTTCAACTGGTAAGGATGAAGATTCTCTGGTTTTCTTTTTGCCATGAACAGAATACATTTTTTATTTAAATGCTGACATACTCTCGCTAATGCAATTTGAGCATATCCCGTTGCAGGTGATGATCCGTATACCATTTCATTCTGTGGCGAAGTTTTAATTAGATTCTGAATAAATCTAGTTTTAGAACCACCTTCAATCAAATCATCACGAACTACATAAAACTGTTCATATTTTTCTATAACAGGTTTTGGGTTTATTTCGTCGTTCATGTAAGTTTACTAAAATTATTTTTCTTTTCAAAACCAATAACGTGCTGAAACTTATCAACTAATTGATCTGATTTATGACTAATTACAAAAATATTAGATTTATCACTTACTGCATTCAATAACTTCATTAGTTCATCCATACCCAACGCATCAAGAGAAGAATCAAACACTTCATCAAGAATTAAAATATTGCAGTTTACACTATTCTTAGTTCTGGCAATTTCTCTCCAGGCCAATAATAATGCCAAATCAATTCTCATCTTTTCTCCTTCACTGAAATTCATGTAACTAAATTCATCTCTGTGTCTACTCTTGATCTTTTCATTAAAATCTTCATCAAGAGTAAATTGTGCAAAAAAGTCCATAGATGATAAGAATTTATTAATGTACTTATTCATAAATGGCAAATAGTACTTAATAATTTTTGCTTTAACTCCGGAATCCTTTAATAACACATGTGCATGTTCATGATATAAAAGTTCTTCTTTATTTTCTTCTTTTTCTTTTTCAAATACAGAAAGAGAAGACTGATATTGATTTAATTTTTCCTTTTGAGAATCCAAATGGCTGGTAGAAGTTGCCATATCAGATAATTCTTTATTAAATGTCGAAAGATACTTTTCGGCATTTGTAATAGATGTCTTTTTTTGTACAATTTCTAAATTTCTATCTTGTATTTCTTTAGTTACTTTTGAAATTTCAGATAATCTATTAGATACATTATCGATATTAGTATTCAAACTAACTATTGCTTTTTCATATTCTGACTTCTTTTCATTTCTTTTAGATACTTCTGTTTTCTTTGTTTCAGAATCTATAGTCTGATTACATGACGGACAAGAAACATTTTCTTCAAAGAATGAAATATCTTTTTGTATATTATTAAGATTTATATGAATTTTTGTTTTTAATTTTTCAAGTTCAGTTAGTGATTTATTAGACGAAGATTGGTCTACAATTTGTTTAATGAGTTCAGTTACTCCATTTTCCAAATCCAAAATTTCACTTCGTAATGTTTGTATGTCTATAGAAATATTATTTACTTTGTCCTGAACAAGTTTGATATCTTCGTTACTTTTATTTTCCATACTAGTAACATACTGTTTTTGTAGAATAATTTTTTGTTTTTCTAAATCTGTCTTTGTTGAGATATCACGAAGAGTTTCTTTTATCTGTAGAATTTTACCCTTAAGTAAAATATTCATTGTACTGAAAACATTAATATCAAGGATATTTTCAATTACAGAACGGCGATCTGATGCCGACAATTGCATAAAGGGAACAAAAGACGAACTACCCAATATTACAACTTGGGTAAATGTCTTATAGTTCATCTTTATAATTTGATCTTCAAGAACTTCTTGATAATCAAGACTTTTTGCATCCTGATTAATAAGAATATTGTTCTTATGAATTTCAAATAACTTTGGATTCAATCCTCGGCGAATTAAATATTCATCAGAACCTTTAGTAAATTCAATTTCAACTAGACAATTCTTATCGTTTACAGAATTTACTAGTTGAGGAATATTAATCTTTCTAAAGGGTTTACCAAATAAAGCAAATGTAATAGAATCCAGAAAAGCAAATGATTTTCCGCTACCATTATTACCACAAATAAGAGTGGTTGGATTTTTATCCAGAATCAGTTCAGTAAAAGTATTACCAAACGATCCAAAATTTTTAAACCGTACCTTATTGAACTTTATCATTTAAAATTTTCTCAGGCACTACCATAGAACGGAAAAGTAAATCTTCAGCTGTTTTTTCTTCGATTGGTGTGGGTTCTTGTATTTCTTCTTTCACTAATTCTATTGGTTCATTCTTCTTTTCTCCCGAAGAAGCTTCTTTGACTGAATCTCTCAAACTTTTACCACTTGGCGGCCATCCTTCAGGAGTACCCCGTTCAAATGTTATCTTAGATTCCATCTTAAGTCGCATAGAATATCCTGCACCATAGTACCATACAATTTCTTCGTTTTGTTTGATATCAGTTAGCGCATGAAGTGAATAGTATTTCAAAGCAGTATCTTGTGTCCAATATGCATTTGGTTGTTCGGAATGATTATACACCATTCCATTTCCTAGAACTAATGCCATGGTCGAACCATTCTTTTCACATATAGAACAACCACATCCCCAAGCAAAAGCATATCGATTCAATACCCAATCTTTGCTTTGCGTAAAAGTAGTATCTGTCAAAACAACCGGACATTCCTCAATAACATCTCCAGATTTGATGTCCTCAGATGCAAACACACCTAATCCACTAATTTTTGATTTTCCTACATAAACTTTTGGTTGAATAAATTTACTCTTTATTGCAAATTTATTTTCTTTTGCAATATATGCAGAAACATAATAACTGTGAGATTTTCTTGCCGGAAAACCATATTCATCATACTCAGGAACCATATCATCGTTTCCTGGCAAATAAATGGATGGGTCAAAAATCTTTGGTCTATCTTCGTTTGATGGCATTTCATTTGTATTCATAGTGTTAAACTCTCCATATATAGATCTTTTAGTAAAACTTTCAATTTACTTTTGTTTTCAATTCCTTCAAGCAAATCAATTTCTTTGTTAATTATACTCAAGGTATCTTGTGCAACATCAATATCACTCTCAATGAGTTTTTCTTGATAATCTTCTATTATTGATATTTCTTGTACAGGAACAGCATACAAAGAATCAATAAATTTGTCAAACACAAAAGGTTTTGTTTTATTAGATACAATTATTTTCATAAAACAATTTTTGAATTTAGAAGGATCTTCTGATAACAATTGTTGTGTTTCTTGTGTAGTATCGTCGTATTTTATCGTATAAAATATTTTGTTTGGATTTTCGATAAATGTTAATTCTCTTGTATCTGTATCCAAAACATGAAATCCTTTTACACAATTTACATCACCAAAATTTAATTGATACTGAGTACCAAGATAATGAATATTTCTACCTTCTTGCTTCATATGAAAATGACCAGATAGAACCATTTCGAATCTATTAAATTCTTTTTCTGTTATTCCATGCGGATGCACAACGCCATTTATAACTTGAAATCCTTTTATCTCAAAATGTCCAACTACAATTGGACAACTACATGATTGTATAAAATTTAAACATTCGGTTTCATTATCTTTGGCAATCCAAGGAACCATGCCAATACAAAGACCATCAAAGTTTAATTCTTCGGGTCTTTCAATGATACGAATTAAATTATTCTCATTGTAAAATAACTCACGCAATGAGTTCAATGAATTTGTGTTTTTATAATAAGTGTCATGATTACCTACTGTTATGTAAGTATTTATTTTATTCTCAACTAATGGAGCAAAAAATCTATTTCTTACTTGAGAGAGTGTATTAAAGTTAATATACTTTCTTCTGTCTAATAGATCGCCAAGGTGGAGAACATTATGAATTTTGTTCTCTTTCAAATATGGAAAAAATATTTGTTCAAAGAATTCTAAAGAATGTTCTAGAAAAAAAGGCGAATCGTTTCTTGCCCCAAAATGGGTATCATTAATAATTGCAATTTTCATTGTATTTAATCGAAAAAATTATCTGTCTTTTTATTTTTACGCTTTTTCTTTGTTTTCTTTTCTTTCGGTTCCATTTTATCAATGTCTTGTTCCGTTAAAAAGAATGTCTTTTGCATAAATTCACTATAAGTATAAGACCCTTGATTTTCTCTTAACCAATCAGTAAATTTACCATCCATATTATGCATTTGTAATGCTTTATATTTTACAAATGCTTGTTTCTTTTCCTTTTCTATTCTACGCAAAAAGGCATAATAAATGATTTGTGTAAAATACGAAAACGGATTATTTGATTTGTTAGGGTCAAAATTATGAGCGTATAATAGGCAATTTTCTATACCATCCCCTACCATATCTTCACGGAAAGGGTAATTAATAAAATTGGGTCTATACGATAAATGTTCAGCAATTTTGACGAAGCACTCTGCGATGTAATCGCTTATAGGGGGTCTACGTTCGTCGCAGGCCTCTGCGGCGCGTACGAGTTGCTTCCAGTCGGTCATTGCTTCACAAAACTTCACATTATCTATGTAATGTTTTAAATTTGTTAATACTTTTTCCGGAATAGTTTCTTCTACTATTAGATTTTGTTTCTTCTTCTTTTTCTTCATATTTTACCCATGTGTGAATTATAACAAGTCATCAGAAAAAATCAAGAAATATATTAGAATTTCTCTTGACACCGATGACTACTATCATTACAATTCCTGTGTCTGGTATAAAGAAGTACTATAATTAGACTTTAAAGAAGCTTTAAGGGCTCTTAGGTGGATCAGTGTAATCATTCGAATTTGGGTCGGGACACCAATCCGTCCATCGATTGCCGTAATTTGGGTGAGTTTTTTCGTCCCCAGTAAATTTATTATCCTTTTTAACCTTTTTTGCTATTTTGGATAATTGTTTTGGATCCAATATACCGGCGTTCATTAAATTCATTAATGCTTCTGGGGGAAGCATCATTGAGATATAAATCATTGGTCTTTTTATAAAATCTATTTCTTCTTCCTCTTCAGGAAATGGCATATGAGGATTCATTGGTTCTTCCATGCTTTGTAATTTATTATACACATCAGAACCCATCTCTTCCATTTCATGAAACAAATCACCAAATATTTGATTTAATATCTCTTCATCAGTAATTGATTTTTTGTTTTTGTTTAGTTTTTTAAGTAAAGTATTTGCTTCTTCTTCTGTTAGTTGTTTTCTATCTTCTGGAAGAACATCTAATCTTTTCATTTCCATATCATATAATTTAAAAGTAGTATCTGTTGGATCTAACATAGAAGCAATATGTGTTTTTGGAATTTCTATTTGTTGAGATGTTGTGTGTATTAACCAATCTTTCAACAAGGTCATATCATATGGTCTTCCTATGTTATCCATTAATGTAGTTGTACGAAATACCATAGGTCTAGTAAGAACCATAGTTCTTTTGTTTTTCTCCGTAACATGAGAAATTAATTCTTCGCCGCTTTTTAATTTAAGAATTTTGTAACTCATTTTAATTCCTCCAGGCGTATTTTTGTAAGATTATATAAAAACTTCTCATTAGTATATATGTCTATACGTTCATCCATGTGACGGAGTGCATGGTTTCTGTATTTCTTATATCGGAGATCATCACCAATATCGTATATTGTTACTTTATCTTTGGTGTCGCTTTTTCTAAGTCCTCTTCCAATTGATTGTAATACTCTCACTACAGATTTAGATGGCGAAACAAATACAATATTATGTATATTCTTAATATTTATACCTGTCGAACATGTTCCGTATGAAGCAATCAAAATACTATCTGTTTGATTATTTACTGTTTGTCTTATCTCTTCTCGTTCAGATGCTTCTGTGCCACCATATATGAAGAAACAAGGCTTGTTACACTTCTTTTTGATTTCTTCATATAACGGTTTTCCGTGCTTATCAACATAATTGTACAGTACCAGAGTATTTCCTTTAAGATGGCAGCACAAGTTTACTATGAATTTATTTCTATTTGTATTTGCAACTAACCACTGTATTTCATCAATGTATTTTGCTTTTTTGATTTCATCTATTTCTTCTTTTGTATATTCAAGCAACAAACATTTGATCTTTATATTAGAAAGAAGATTTTTGTCTATAAGAGATTTGGTTGAAGTCACATTATAGACTGGCCCAAATAAACCTTCTACTACTAGTTTATGAACATGGGTTCCATCTAATGTGCCTGTTGTTCCTATTCTATACGGACAGTCTTTCATCTTTGACATTAATGTAGTCAATGATTTTGCTTTAAATAGATGACACTCATCACCAAAAACACAATATATGTTCTTAAAAAAGTCTTCTTTCATTTTGTAAATACTTTGCCATGTTGAAATGATTACTTTTTTATTTGTTTGTTTGTCTTGACCAGAATATACCACATGACATTTTTTAATGAATCCATCTTTGTTAGAATAATCTTTAAA